GAGGTGAGCCGTAGATACGTTGACAATGAGCCCGACATCTACAGCCCGGATCACTGGCGGCAGAGGCCAGAAAACAAGAAGCAAGGCTCTGGTCAGGCTTTCGAGAAAGAACACCAGCAGTTCATGCAGCAACAGTACGTTGAGATCATGGACCGTGTGCTGAAGATGTATGAGTATATGCTGGCCTATGGTGTAGCACCAGAGCAAGCTCGTATGATGCTGCCACAGTCCATGATGACTAGCTGGTGGTGGTCCGGTAGCCTTGACGCCTTTGCTGGTATGTGCAAGCTGAGGCTTGGCCCTGACAGTCAAACCGAAACCCGAGAGGTGGCAATCCAGATTGCTGAGGAAATGGTGAACCTGTTCCCTGTCTCTTGGAAAGCCCTGATGGAGAATGATTGATGGCTTGGACCGTTATCACCCAACCTAACTGCCCCTCCTGTCATGCAGTGAAGGAATACCTAGAAATCCATGACATCCCTTTTGATGAGTTTGACATCACCGAGTATAAGAACCAGTGGATTAGGCACTTGCTAAAGCAGGCTGGATACACTACAGTTCCTCAAGTCTGGACCCATGAGGGCCAGTATCTAGGCGGGTATGAAGGAGTCCAGAAACATGACCTATAAACCATTTGAGAAAGACCTTTACGATAAGTACGATAGTCCAGCGAAAGATGCTTTGATCAGCTACCTTGAGCAAGAGGGACACTCTATCAAGAATACTGTTGAGAATTATCATGCTGATGTTACTTCAACACGAAAAGGAGCAACGTACTACAGTGAAGCGGAAGTTAAAGCGTCTTGGAAAGAACAATGGCCGGAGAGTTGGGCTGAACTCCGCATCCCGGCACGCAAGGCTAGGTTGCTCAAAAGGCACTCGATCATCACGTTCTTCGTATTTCGTAGTGACTGCAAAGAGTGTTGGGTCGTCAAAGGAGAGCAACTGACAGCAGAAACCTTAAAGCAGGCTTATGGCCCTAATATTCGACCCGGCGAAATGTTTTTCCATATTCCCGTAGAAGAAGCGAAACTAATTCGACATGACGAGAACGGTTGGACGGAAGTCACAAAAGAAGCAGCAACCGCAAGCACCAAAAAGACCACCACTACAACCAAAAACCGAAAGACAAAAGCTGTACCTAAACGCCCTAAAGACCAGTCCACAGACGATAGTTCTGGGTCCAGCGGGGACGGGTAAGACTTACATAGCAGCCTCGTTTGCTGCGCAGATGTATCTCGACAAAGACATAGACAAGATTGTCATAACCAGACCTCACGTCTCTGTCGGTAAAGATATAGGGTTTTTGCCCGGTGGTGTCCTAGATAAGGCTACACCTTGGGCAATGCCTACTCTGGATGTCCTAGAACAATGGATGGGCAAGGGGGTTCTCGATACCGCACTGAAGAACGGTAACATCGAGATAGCCCCCTTAGCCTTAATGAGGGGCAGGAGCTTCGAGAACTCCTTCATCATTGTAGACGAGGCCCAGAACATAACCACCCATGAGATAAAGATGCTATTGACACGGGTGGCAGAGGGGTCTAAGATCGTCCTCAATGGTGACGTACAACAGTCAGACCTCAAAGAGGCCAACGGTCTAGCTAAGATCGTCTACCTCAGTAGAAAGTATGATGTGTCTGTACCTGTCATTGAGTTTACAATAGATGATGTTGTTAGGAGTGAAGTATGTCGGCAGTGGATTTCGATCTTTATGCAGGAGAGTATTTAGATGGAACTTACGCACGCTAAATGCCCCTCTTGCCGAGAGCAGGGCTTTTCTTACGACACGAAGAAACAGAGGGGTTTTTGCTATGCTTGCTCAAAACCCTACGCAGAGGAAGACATGGATAAAGACGAGAGCTTTCAGTTGACACACCCGGACCTGAACAATAACGACAACACTATTGTAAAGCACCCTCCGCACTACACGCAGTACAAAATAGAACCTGTTACATTTATTATGACCAACCGCCTGTCGTTTGAGATTGGAAATATGGTTAAATACGCATGTCGAGCAGGCAGTAAGCTATACCCGGGACAGGACGAAACAGAGAGCCGGATAACCGACCTCCGTAAGGTACAGCGTTACGCTGAGATGGAGATTAACAGGCTACAAGGTAAGGACATATTGTGAAGTATTTTTTGTTGGGGTTAGCCTTGTCAGCCCCCGGTGTGGCCTTAGCTGAAGAGCCTATCCAAAAGGCTATGAGCGACACTAAGGACATAGGAGCGCTCACAGCAGCCCATATCGCTCAGTGCGGAGAGTTGGACCCAGAGGCTACACCAGCCTTTCTGGGCGCTCTGCTTACCATTATGACCTCTTCTCAGGACGAGTTTAGCGAAGAGACTGTCATAGAGGTACAGAAGCGACAGTTCTTTGAGGCATTTATGCAGGGCAGAGCCTACATCGAAGAGAATGGTTGCGTTGGCTTTAATGCTATGATAAATGAGTATGAGGGCGGCATGAACTACATGGACAGCCTCTATGACCTATACACTCCACTGGATAGCCTATGAAAGCATACAGTTTAGCCGAGTTTACTAAGCTCTTAAATGAGTGTGACATGGTGTATGGCACTATTAGCCTAAATGCCGCTGTCAACGTGCCTGTGAGGCTCAGGAAGAAGACCCTGATGAAACACCTAGAGAGCATTAATTCTGCTCCCGGCACATGGGCAAATGAGCTTAGTGTTTTCGCAGAAGTTACCACCAGCCCCAAGGGAAATAAGATCCTAAAGCTGGTGTAGCAGAGACAGAATCCTCAGCGACGGTTGGGGTAGTGTAGTGACTGAATAATCCGTGGCAGATGCGGATAAGGTAATACCGAAGGGGTTTAGCGGCCCGTCTTAGCAGATGCAGGTAGGTTTGGACCGAGTAGACAGGAGTTTGCCAGTGGTTCATTGTGGGTAATCCTTAATCCCACCTACACACTTTACGATGTTCGCCGTTGATTTGTAGAAGACAGTAAGCAGGACCGGGGGGCAGTACCCCGCACCTCCACCAACTATGGGGGTGAACTAGGATCGACTGGTACTAGACGCTACAATGAGGCAACCGAGTGGTTCCGTAAGAACCAACCCTGATAAGTGCTAACAACTATGTTGCACCTTCTGTAGCCATTGCGGCATAACAGACGGGCCTACGAGGGGCCTTGGAACAGAAGGGGGCTTCGGCCCCCACTCGTTTATAATTATAATAAGAGGAAAAAATGAAACATTTTCTAACTTCCGGCATTATTGCTATTGCTCTGTCTGGGGTGGCAGCAGCACAGGTGGATCAGGTTTATACTGCCTCTCCACAGAATACCTACGTTGAGATTGGCACCACCTTTGAAGACGAGACTATGATTGCTCTCGGTACTGGTGTCAATGCTGGTGCTGTATCTGCCTTTGCAGAACTCTCCGGCACCACTGACAGCAACTTCAAGGCTCGTGCCTACACCGAGGCAGACCTTGGCAAGTTCAAGATCACCCCGGGCATCAACTACACTTGGGGCGCTTCTGGTGGCGACATCATCGGTCTTGGTGATGGTAACGAGTGGGGCGATGTCTCTGCTGATCTGGAGCTTTCTATTCATCCTCAGATCGTTGGCGGTGAGTACGCTTTTGTCAATACCGAAGTGGGCTTCGACGGCTGGTCTCTGGACTGGCAAGGCGGTGAAGTAGGTGCTGGCTACAAGCTGGACCTTGCTGAGAACGTCTACTTTGATGGCCGTGTAAGCTGGTCCTACGACGATCAGTTTGAGGGTGGCCAGCGTCGGTTCCTTGCAGGTATCGGCCTCCGCTTCTAAGCCTCCCTAAATTTAGGCATAAAAGAACCCCCGTGGGAATCAACCTACGGGGGTTTTAGTTTGGCTAACCTATTTTTTAATTAGCAGTGTTTTGATTAGCCATCCTATAGGGTGGAAGATATTCCTTAGTATCTCACCGGGAGATGGAAGTATCCAACCCAATATCAATAATGCCAGTAGCATGAAGTTCGTGTTAGTGATGTTGACAATACCAGCCATAGGGACAGCATCTCCTGCAACATCTGAAAGCAGTTCTGTAGCCTGTTCTAACTGAGGGTTACCTGTGGCCTCTGCGACTATGGTGGCTCCTTGTGAGAGCAAGCCTAGAGGCGTACAAGCCGTCAGAAAGAACAGGACTACAAATAGGGCTGCTAGGGGTTTAACGATCTTCATATGCCCGTCTCCGAAGAAGCTCTTCTAGATGCAGGATTGTAGCCTTGGCCTCAGCCAACGCCTCACGAAGCTCTGCAATCTCTCGGAGTAGGGACTCTTTTTGGTAGTTCAATTTGCCGACTTGCTCAGACAGGGTATCAATCTGTTCCTGTAAGGTTCTACGAAACTCGGAGCGTCGCTCATGTTCCTGCTCTGTGCGAGCCTGAAAGAAGCGCCATAGACCGGCTGACGAGATCAGGGCGACTATAATAGGCACCCCAACCATACTCAAGAACTCAATGACCATCTGGCCTCTCCACTAATTCAAAATGCGGATAGTCCTTGAAGGTGCGCCAGTCACCTCCCCAGACTATCGGAATATCGAGTATGTCAGATGCTTGCTTCATAGCAATGGCAATCGGGTAGAAGGCCTCCGGCTCCCAGCTTACAGGAGTAGGTACTACGTCTACAGCGTGACCAGTCAGATGCTTAGACTTCATCGTCTTGCTCTTGCCAGTATCGTAGTAGTGCCTCTGTTCCTCTAGGGTCCGAAGGCCGTCAGTGATCTCAAATGGCACCTCAGAGAGCTGTCTAGCCAGTATCACGACATGATACAGGTCATGGTGTATTTCTGATAAATGCGCCTTAGATCGCTCTGAAAAGCCCCCCTCGTGGGAAAATGACCCCCCATCGTGGGAAAATGAGTTGTTGACCCAGAATAGGGTAAAAAGTGCCGACCAAAATCCTACAGCAAAGGCTATGATGGTGGCTCTGGCCATGTCACGTTCCTCGGGTCTGTCGTGTTAGCGGGTAGGTCTCGAAGCTGCTGACGATAAATAGCCCATGCTGCCGAGTCCACAGGAGTGTCTGGGATTTGAGTCCAGTCACACCCCATTAAAAAAAGGTCTCGTCTAGTGCGTAAAGCACCCCAAGCCAGCTCTATTTCTTGAGCCTCAATTTGCTCTGCTGGCAAAGGGACCAAAACGCCATCGACCACAATCTTATTTGTAGGGTCTTCATCGGTTTCTATATAGCCTTGTGTATCCGAAAGCCCCAAGTCAAGCTGCCTTTTAGAACCGCCACAAATCCCCTCAACTTCTCCTGTAACCGTGTTGTAAAGAACAGCTCGCATTATTTCTTAAACTCCGATATAGAGAGGCTTCTTGGCTGCACATAAATACTTGATGTACCCGGCAAACCCGTAACAGGTGGTACTCTAACTTCTAAATAGTAAGTTTGTGAAGCGGTTGTAAAAGGAGACATCAAAAAAGAGGTTGACCATGCTGCCCCCTCTGGAGCTACGGGGAGACTGTTAGCGTCATAAACGGGGGTTGATGAACCACTCCTTATAATACGCACGTCCATCGTAGTTCCAGTAGGAAATGTACCTGAAGGCCTTCGTATTGCAAAACTTGCCGTGATCAAAACAGGATCATTTGCC